TGGCGTCATCTGCTGCCTTACGTTGTCGCGTATGTCAGCATACGCATCGCCGCAGATGAGCTTGGGTTGCAGGCCGTGGCTACCGCGACGTGGTTCATCATCGAAGCGTCGCTGATTGGTCGCATCGTCGCCAGCCTACATGAGCTTGGCATACCGCTGCCGGAGAACTTAGCTAAGTTCCTGAAGAAAGACCACTGAATGCGCATGGACGCCTTCTCTGCGCTGTTCGCCGTCTCTGCTGTGCTGCTATCGGCGGTGACAGCTAAGCAAGCCGCGGAGATTCGAGCGCTGCGCAACGAAATCCAGCAGCTTAAGCGCGAGCTAGAACGCCACCAGCGCGCGTTTGAGTTGCTGGAGCAGGCGATGGAATCTTTCAGAGCGAAGTAGCATGTCGCTGACGTGGACAAACGAGCGCGTCAAGCTGCGCGACCTTAAGCCGTGGGAGCACAACCCGCGGCAGATCACCAAGCGCGCTGCGCAACGACTGCTTGACTCATGGCGCGACTACGGGCAGGTGCAGATGATCGTCGTCGGACCTGACAACGAGGTCTATGACGGTCACCAGCGGTTGAGCGCGCTCAAAGTTGTCTACGGCGACAATTACGAAGTGGAAGTGAGACGCGCGTCTCGCGCGTTAACAGACGAAGAGCGACAGCGACTCACCATCCTGCTGCACGCTAGTGCGACTGGTCAGTGGAACTGGGATGCTCTAGCCGGCTGGGACGACAGCCAGCTTGTGGCGTGGGGACTCGACGAGGAAATGCTGAAAAGCTGGAAGGCGGATGTAACCGCTCTTCGCGCGTTACTCAATGCGTCGCTGGTGGATGCTCTGCCAGAGGACGCGATAGGCGGCGCGAGCAATCCGCTGATGCTCAAAGCTGACACAGTGTTTCCATCAAGCAACCGCTTAGGCATCCCAGACCTTGACCCAGACCTGATCGCCGACATAGATGACAACATCACGACGTGGTTTGGGCCTGGTACGCCTGAGGCAAATTGCTATCTCCTCGTCTATCGCAATTCCACAGAGCGTGGCGTCGACTACACGCGCTCAGTGCTGTGCTTCTACACCTACGATGACGTGATCAACGAGGTCTACGACAACGCAGCGGAAGTCATCGAGAAGATTCTGGCTAAGCGATTCCTTGCGTACATCACGCCGAACTTCTCGCTTCGCCCGCTCGACCCTGTCGTAGTGCACATGTGGCAGGTGTACCGCTCAAGGTGGGTTGGTCGGTATCTTCAGTCGCTTGGCCAACTCGTTGTGCCAGATATTGACTGGGTAGATGAAGGCTCGTTTGAGTTCAACCTTCTTGGAATTCCAGACCGGCCGCGCTGCGTTGCGATACAGATGCAATCGCGCATCACTGACAAGGAAGACATACAGCGCAGAGAATCCGCGCTTCGGTTGATCGCCGAAAGGCTGAATCCGCAAAAAGTCATCTGCTACGGTGGAGACGCTTACTGGCGCGAGCGCGCGAGTGCGTACTTTAGCCGTGTAGTGTTCTGTGAGACGGTTGCTTTAGCGCGCAAAGCCTGGCGCGCGAAACTTAAAGTGAGGTGACAAGATGAAGGAGATACTCGCCAAAACCAAAAGCTCTAGTACAAGCAAAGGTGGCAAGCGTGGCGGAAAAGGCAAGGGCGGAAAAGGACGCGCAGGCCGGCGGCGGTAGCACGAACCGCGGACGTTTCGTCAAAGGCGACCCGCGCATAAACCGCAAGGGCCGCCCGCGCACCTTCGACCAGTTGCGCAGACTTGCGTTGTCTTTGCTCAACGAGCCAGCGAAAGGCCCGGACGGGCGACCGCTTGTCATTGACGGCCATGTAGCGACAAACGTCGAGATCATCTTGCGCAGTGCAATGCGCAACCCGCGTTTCGCGCAGTGGATACTTGAGGTCGCTTACGGCAAAGTGCCTGACAAGGTGGAAGTGAGTGGGCGCGATGGTGCACCGATTGAAGTCCGCGCGTATGACTACTACGCTGCTGCTGCCGCGATTGCGGCGAGACCAGACGTCGATAGCTCTGAGTCCAGCGCTGACTAAGGTTGTTTGCGCTGGTCGGCGATGGGGCAAAACCGTGATGGCCGGCAGCCTTGCGCTGTCGTGCGCAGCGCATGGCGGCGCAGTCGCGTGGGTTGCACCCACGTACCGCAACTCGCGCCCGTTGTGGCGTCTAGCAGAGCGCATGACCGCGCCGGTCGCAGACCGCTTGCGCATCCGACGTGCTGAGCGAACCATCGAGTTTCCGTCCGGCGGTTACCTGAGCATCTACTCTGCTGATTCCCCTGACTCCATCCGCGGCGAAGCATTTGACCTGGTCATCGTAGATGAGGCTGCGCTGATGGATGAGCGTGTCTGGTACGACGTGCTCATGCCCACGCTTGCCGACCGGCGGGGGCGCGCGATGCTTATCAGCACGCCACGAGGACGCAACTGGTTTTGGCGTGAGTATGAGCGATGCAAACATGAGAATGCAGCGTGGCGTGTTCCGAGTGTAGACAATCCGCTGCCTAGCATCCGCGAGGCAGCTGAGCGAGCGCGCCAGCTCGTGAGCGAGCGCACCTACCGGCAGGAGTGGCTGGCTGAGTTCGTGGATGAAGCCGGCGGCGTGTTTAGGGGCGTGCGCGCTTGCGTGCGCAAGGTCGAGCCTCGCGGCCCGTTCGCTCTGGGCGTGGACATCGGGCGCGACGAGGACTACACCGCGGTTGCTGTGTTTGACATCAGCCAGTCAGCTGTCTTGAAGGTCGCGCGCTGGCGGCACGAAGACTACACGCGCACCGTTCAGCGCATCGCGCAGATCGCGCGCGAGTGCCAAGCCATCGAGGTTGTCGTGGAGCAGAATGCTGCCGGCGCGCCAGTCGTTGATTACCTGGCGTCGCAGAACATTCCTGTGCTTGGCGCGACGACCACGGCCAGCACAAAGCGTGCAATCATTGAGCGTCTGGCGTGGGCGATTGAACGTGGCGAGATAGCGATGCCGGATGACGACTACGTGCTGACGGAGCTGGAGCAGTTCTCGCAGCGACGACGCAAGGACGGGACGTATGAGTACAGCGCGCCTCCTGGCATGCACGATGACTGCGTGATGGCCATCGCATGGGTGTACTCGCGCGCTGCTTCTGCCGGCAGAAGCAGCGCGATTGCGGATGCGATATGGTGACCATCAAGACGGCGTACGGGGCGACCAAAGCGATTGACGCTGTGGGCTACGTGACGCGCCCACATGCGCAATCGCTCCATGCCTACGTCATGCGCTGCATCACCCTGCGCGCAAATGCCGTCGCATCGCTCACTTTCCTGCGTGGCGAAGAGCAAGCACCGTTTCCGGCGCGCCTGTACTATCTCTGCGAAGCATCGCTGTGCGTGGCTGGCGCGTTCTGGGTTGAACGCGCCAGTATGCGCGTACTCAACCCGACCGCGATGCGCGTGGAAGGGGACGCGGTGAGAGGAGTTACTGCGCACGTATGGCAAAGTGGCCAGTTCTCGCGCCGCTACTCGACCGACCAGGTCATATACGCTCACACCTGGTCGCCGACCAGCGATATCGGGCCGGGCCTTGCACCGCTAAAGATAGCTGAGACCAGCGCAGCTACCGCACTGGCTGCCGAGCAGTTCACGCGCGCTTTCTTCGAGCAGGGTGCATTGCCGCCATTAGTCATCACGCCAGAGGAAGGCGCGCTGACTGACGCTGACGCAGAAGCCTTGCGCACGACCTGGCAACGCCTCACATCCGGCGTGCGCAATGCGTGGCGCGCGCTGGTGCTCCGGCGCAACATGCAAATCAAGCCGCTGGACATCCCGGCGCTCGATAAGCTCGCCATGTCGCAGGTTGACGAAATGGCGCTTAGGCGCATCAGCGCAGCGTTTGGCGTGCCGGTCACGATGCTGACAGATGCCGCGAACTACGCCACCGCCGCTGAGCACCGCATCTCTTTCTGGCGCGACACAGTGCTGCCGGACGCTGAGTTGATTGCAGAAGCCTTAGGTCTGGCAATCAACTATGACGATATTGAGGCGCTGGCCGAGGATGTGAGCACGCAGCGCAAGAGCGTGATTGACCTATATCAGGCCGGCCTTGTGACGCGTGAAGAAGCGCGCCAGATGCTGGGCTTCGAGGTCGAGCAGCCGGTTGACGCTGCGATTCAGTCTGCACTGCGTGAGCTTGACCAGTGGCGACGCAAGAGCGAGGCGCGCAAGACGACTCTTGCCGATTTCTCCCCGCGCGATCTGCCGGATTCGTGGGTTCGCGCGGTTAAGTCGCTTGCCGACCTTGGCCATCCGCCGTTCGCCTTCGCGCGCTTTATCGAAGCGAAGGCGCGTCGCGTTGACCCACCGCTCGACCGAGAGCGCGAACAACTGGCCGCCCAAATGCTTCAGGTACTCGAAGATTCAATCTCGCTCGACGACTTGAGCTACGACGAGCAGGGCTTCGAGAAGCAAGCTCGCGCCTACGCTGAGTCCTTGTTGCTCGCTGTTGCCATTGACCAAGCTACTGCTGCGATGCTGTCTTCTGCGGCCTTTGCTGATGTTGAGCGTGCGTACGACTTTGCCTCGCGCTGGGCAAAGGACTACAGCTACGAGCTCGTGCATGGAATCAACGAGACCACTAGAAAGCGGCTCAGCGAGCTATTCACCCGCTCGCGCGCCGAGGGATGGACGCGCAATATGCTCGTTGACCGTATCGCGCGCATGTTTGGCCCGCAGCGCGCGGAGATGATCGCCACAACTGAGGTCACGCGCGCTTACTCGCAGGGAACGGAAATCGCGCGGCAGATACTTGACGAGTCTGGTTTATCGCTTGTCCATGTGTGGCACACCGCCGCTGACGAGCGCGTATGTCCAATCTGCGCGCCGCGCGATGGGCGCGAACAAGGAGATGGCTGGGACGAGTTGCCGCCGGCGCACGTCAGTTGCCGGTGCTGGACAACGCTTGAGCAACCGAGGAGACGCCGCAGATGAGTAACACCATTGTTCGCTTAAAGCTGCCGCGAGTGTTCAGCCGCCAACTTGACCTTACGCCTGCACTGCTCTTCCTGGGCTACCAACTGCGCGACGCTGTGAATGTGTATCCGCCGCGCAAGCCAGGGATGCGCATTCGATGGAAGAGCGAGCGCCAGCGCAGACACGTGCTGGCCAACGTCAAGCTGCCCTACCGCAGAACGGGCTGGTTGGCGAAGCAATGGTTCGTCACGCCGACCAGCAGTGCGCAGGTGGTCGTACGGAACAAAGCACGCTATGCCGCGTTCGTGTTCGGGCGAGCACAACAGCCGTTCCATCGAGATCGCGGCTGGAAGCGCGCGGACGAAGAAGCAAGTAAACTGGTTTACAATCGCACCGTGATGCGTGAGTTCTCGCGCATCATCGAGCGGGAGCTAAGACGATGAGATTCACGCTTGACACAGACCTTCCTGTAATTGAGCGCGGCGAGTGGGACGGAGACGCCGCACGCGAGCGCATCTTGTCATGGGCAGGGTACGAGACCGAAGCCGAAGAGGACGTGCGCAACGAAGCGCTTGACCGCGCGGCGCGTTTGTTTCTCTTCCGCCGTGACGAGTCTGCGACCAAAGGCGACCTGGTTGCACCCTGTGGCGACATCGTGGACGGCAATCCGCGGCTGGTCACATCTGGCATGCGTTTTGCGCTGGCCGCCGTGAATGGCGCGCGCGGGGGGATTGACGCGCCGGAAGAGCTTCTCACCCGGGCTCGTCGTGCGCTTGAAGAGCTGTTGGGCAAGCAGGAGCAGGAGATGCGCTCGTTTGCCGTGAAGGTGTATGAGCATGAAGGCAAGCTCTACGCCGAAGGCTACGCGGTGGTGTTCGGCGGGCGCGACCTTCATGGCGAGTACTTCACGCCCAAAACCGACTTTGGCGCAGAGTTGCTCGGTTTGAGCAATCCACCGCTCCTCTACGAGCATGGTGTTCATCCTGACATTGGACTCAAGGTGATTGGGCGCGTAGAGGAGATGGATGTCGACGACATTGGCGTGTTGGTCAAGGCTGAGCTCGACCGGCACAGCAAGTACATCGAGCTTGTAAGACAACTTGCTGAGCAGGGCGCGCTTGGCATGAGCACTGGCGCGCCTGGTCACCTTGTCTCGCGCAAGAGCAGCGGAGAGATCGAGCGCTGGCCAATCGTTGAGGTATCGCTGACTCCGACGCCGGCTGAACCGCGCACGCTCGGCGTTGAGATCGTGGAAGCTATTCGCTCAATCGCGCTTCCAGAGGCTAAGCCGTCGGCGGTCGTCACTGCCGAGGAAGGCAAGGCGGATGCACGAAAGAGCGTAGCGGAGGAGACTCACATGTACGTAACTGAGACCAAGAGCATAACCTTGCGCGACTTCATGAGCGCCGTAGCGCGCAAGGATTACGATGCGATTAAGGCGCTGGGCACGGGTTCTGGCCCGTCGGGGGGCTATCTCGTGCCGGAGACGCTACTCCCCGATCTGCTGACCGCTGTGAGCGAACAGTCTATCGTTCTACCGCGCGCGTTCGTGACCGATGCCCCCGGCACGGTCCGCCAGCCGGTCGTTGACTTGAGTAAGGGCGCTTCGGGTGTGTTCGCTTGGTACGGCGGTATCAAGTTCACTTGGGTAGGCGAAAACTCGGCCATCGCTGAGACCGAGCCAGCCTTCAAGCAGTACACGCTGCGCGCGCTGACGATGGCCGGCATTGTGCGCGTGAGCAACAGATTGCTAGCTAGCACAACGTTTGATGCGCAGCTGCGCAGAATGCTTGCCGAGAGCGCATCGGACTATCTCGACCACTACTTCATCCGCGGCACTGGCGCTGGTGAACCGCTCGGCGTGCTGAATGCGCAGGCACTGGTGAGCGTGGCCCGCGACACGGCCAACCAGTTCAAGCCGGTTGACGCAGCGCGAATGCTGGAGCGGCTGATGCCGGGTTCGCTCGGTCGCGCCGTGTGGTTGATTCACCCGACCGTGCTGCCGCAGCTGGTCCAGTTCACCGTTGGCAACACTCCAGTGTGGCAGCCGAACTGGCAGGAAGGCATTGCCGGTACTCTCATGGGTATCCCGGTTGTGTTGACGGAGAAGGTCAACCCGCTAGGCACTGCTGGTGACGTGTTGCTGGCTGACTTCTCGATGTACGCCGTGCAGCTGGTACGCGACATCGAGATCGCTGCAAGCGCGGACGCCTATTTCGAGTTTGACCAGACGGCATATCGCTTGACGGTCTATGCCGACGGCACGCCGCGCGTGGTGGACAAGGCGAAGTACATCGGGACTAACGTGGAAGTGAGCCCGTTCGTGAGGCTACAGTAGGAGGTTGACATGAAGCCTACCGACTTTCTGAACATCGCTGGTCGTTTGCCGGCGCAGGCGATCACCGGCGCGACGGAAACAACTAGTGTGGACATGCAGTTGCTGCGTGGTGTGGCTGCTGTGTGCATCGTAGGCACTGCTACTACGCCACCGTCCTTTGCGATTCAGAGCAG